CGACAACCCTTATAACTCTGTCTCTGCGATTCGGGAATTCATCTCTAATCTTCCGCCTGAACAAATCGACGCGCGAGTAAACGGTCGGCCAAAGCAATTATCAGGGGCAATTCACAAAGACTTCTGTCGAGAAGACCACATCTACGCTTTCACTCCCGCCGGATGGCTTGATCCTGTCTCACCTCCACCCAACTGGACCATCCGTCTCGCGATCGACCCGCATCCGAAAATTCCCATGGCTGTGCTGTTTGCCGCCACAGGACCGACTGGCCACACGTTCATTTTCCGTGAAATCTTCCATGAAGCCCTCATCCACGAGTTGTGTTCCACCATCCACGCGGTGCTAGCCTATTCAGATGAAGAAGGCCGTCCTTGTGAGCTACCAATCGCTTCAGCCATTTGTGACCCTCTCGCGTGGACCCCTAACCCCATCACGGGAATCAAAATGTCCGATGCTTTTGCGCAAAGTGGAATTCCTGTGGTCCCTGGGTCAAAAGACCTAGTCAACGGTATCCTCAAAACCAACGCGCTGTTCCGAGCACGTGACTCTAGTGGCAACCCTATGGTGTATGTCCACGAAGACTGTAGGCAATTCCTCTACGAAATAGACCGCTATGTGTGGGACACAAAGGAAACCAAAGAAACCCCGAATGCAAAGTGCTCTGACCACATGATGGAAAACCTCCATCGCTTGGCTGTCGGCGGTTTTACCTATCTCGACCTCCCCCGCCGGCTGCCGCTCTTCCGTGAGCGCCGGGATTTCAAATTTGATCTATCCCTTCCTGGCGAAGGTCGCCGCTCACGTAAGCCATCCCTCTCCTTAAACAAGCGCTATCTCGCATAACATGCTAACTCCTGAAATCAAAAAGCGCTTGTCTGAAGAGACATTGGACGAAAAGCTCCAGAAATTGGAGTCCCACATCAAGAGCTCCCTTCGTGGCTCAAGGTCCAAAATCTCCAAGAACTACCAGCGCTGGGATAGGAATATCGCCGTCTATCGTGGTTTGCACATCCGTGACGAGGAAGACCTCCAGGCTGCGGATGCGAATGAGCCTGAGAAGAGTGTCATCCCGATGTCCTTCGCACAGGTCCAAACCTGGGCCGCTTTTGGCTTCATGCTCTTTCGCCAGAACACGACGTTCTACGAAATGAAAGCTATGGGAGCGGAAGACCATCCGCTGTCTGACCTCATCGAGAGAGGTCTCGAACGTGATCTTTGTCACAACGCTTGGAATTCAAAGCTCTATCAGTTCCTGCTCGACATGGCCAGGTGCTCAATCGCACCTATCAAGCATTGGTGGACTGTGGATACAGCGAAAATCCAAGTCAGCCGACCAATGTCTCTCGACATTCTAGGCCTTCCCCAGTTCGGAGGGGAAGAAACCTTGGAGCTAACCACCTATGAAGGCAATCGCATTCAGAACGTTTCACCTTTCCGTTTCCTGCCTGACCTGCGCCTCCCTATCACGCGCTGGCGTGAAGGTCGCTTTGTAGCTGATGAAGACGAGTGGCATATCACAAATGTCAAAGAGCTCGAGAAGAAAAACCTAGCCGCTGGTGTGAAGTATGTCCGGCAGGCGGATAGGAACCTTTTCAAGGAAAGTGATCGTGTCGAGAGTCGTTTTGCCACCCTGGCAGCCGAACTCAACTCGGGAAGCCGAGCCGGCCAGGACGCTACGGACTTCATGACCGTAAAGGTCGAAGGTAATATTTGGCTCACTCCTCAGGAGTATGACCTAGGCCCTGAGGATCATCCGGTCCTTTTCAATTTTATCCTCGCCAACGACCGTTTGATCTCTATCATGCGGCAGAACGCACTGCATTTCGAATTCAACTACGACCTCGGAGTGTTCTCACCTGACTCAGAAGCCCGCCTCGCCGAGGGACTTTGCGATACCATCAACGCGTTGCAAGAAACCGTCTCATGGCTCTATAACACCAGAATTCAGAGTGTTCGCCGTTCGTTAGACAACCACCTCGTGGTGCATCCTTCCTATGTGGATCTTGCGGCTCTTGAGTCTCGCTCGCCGATCATCCCACTGAGTAAGAACACACCCGTCGATGATATTCGCAAATACGTCAGTCAGATTCAAGTAGCTGACTCAACTACAGCCCACTTCCAAGATGCTGACACACTCATGAAAACCATGATGTTTGTCACTGGTGTGAACGAAAACGCAATGGGCCAATATGCACCTGGAAGACGCTCAGCTACCGAAAATCGTGCCGCCAACATCGGAGCTTCTTCGCGCATGAAGATGCTGCTGTCTTGTGCGTGGGAGATGGCTCTCGGACCGCTTGGCCGTAAGCTCTCAATCAACCAGCGCCAAGGCATAACGCTACCGACGTATCAGAAGATCTTTGGCACCTCTGAGGAGGTTTTAGCGAAATGGCCGGCATTCGCTCCAGAAGATCCCGCAGCCCTTGTGGGAAATGACGACTTCTTAGTGTTCGACGGCACGCTGCAAAGTGAAAAAGGCTTCTTAGCACAAAACCTTCAAGAGTTAGTCACCACCGTGATACAAAACCCAGAATTCGCAATGGCTTCCGGCTTCGACTTGCAGGCCGCGCTCGATGAAATCCAAACCCTCAGAGGAACGTCTAATGTCCGCAGATTCTTCAAACCACCCCAAGTTCAACCTGTCCCTGGAGCTACGGGAGTGGCCGCTGGAGGAGCTCCGTCTCCTGCAGGATCTGCTATCCCACCGGGCTTTACCCCTCCTGCAGGGGCTGTTTGAAGCTGAAATCAGGGAGGCTCTCGCAGTCGGCGACACGATTCTCGAGAGAATTCCCGAAACCCCTGAGGACGATCGTAAACTTTCAATCTACCTAGGCAAGCGAACACTTCTCCGCTCCTACCATAATCCTGAAACCCAAACGAGTTGGTTTTCCCAACTCTCGGGGTTGACGGATGCACTAATTGAGAAGCACACATCATAACGGTAACATGCAAAACTGGCACAACTATAGCCTAGCCGATGAGCTAGGCGAATTCGGTGGAGGTGGAAGCGGACATGAGGAAGAAGAGTTCGAGCCTCTGTTCGAAGAACAAACAGAAGAAAACCCGCCCAATCCTGGTGAAGCAACTCCAGTGGAGAAAGCTCCGTCTTCTGGGATTGACTACGAGCGTATGGCGGCAGCTTTCGCTAAGGCTGTTCCTCAGCCTGCTCAGGCTCAAATCCCTCAGCAGAAAGAACTCACTCCAGAGGAGTTTGACAAACTAACGAAGAAATTTGTCTCTGACGAAACGGTGGCAAAAGCCTTTTTCGGCGAGCAAGTCACACCAGCACAGATCGAAGCCCTGAAGGCCTTCACGAATGGCATCTATCAGCACTTCTACGCTTCGACTGGAATGCTTCTGAAGAACGAACTAGGCACTCTCGAACAGCGCCTTTCCCCTTTCGAAGCTCACCTTGCCGAGCAGCGGACAAAAGCCTTCACAGATGAGCTTGTCTCTCGTGCGCCGGCGCTCAAGCAGCACAAAAACCTCATCTCTGGAGCCATTCAAACCCTCAAGGCTTCTAACTGGCAGCCTCAAGGACTCACTGAAGCCGACCAGAAGCTCGAAGCTATGCGGACTGTGGCAAAGATGGTTGAAAACCATGTCAAACAGTTTAATCCTCAATTTTCCGTCTCCACTTCCGGTGGTCGTGGCCGTATGCCACAACAGGCTTCTATGTCTGGGGGCGGATCAGGCGGTGGTTCCTACGGCGGTTCCGCACCTAAAAAAGCTTGGCAGACAGTATTTGGAACCTAACCGTTCCGTCAGTGGCACGCAGGGAACGTAATCCCAACTCAACTAACCTAAAAACAATCGATATATTATGGCCATCCTCGGCTTGATGACAACCACTCAACTTGAGAGTGAACGCGCACTAAACGCGCGCCGCAAAGTGTTCTATGACTATCCTAACGGGAAGTTCCCTCTCATGGGACTACTTTCCCTCATGGAAGATGCAGAAGAACTCAGTGATCCTGAATTCGGATGGTATGAAGAGCGCTGGCAGAGTGCTCGTTCCCTGACGGCTGCCGCTGAAAGTGGAAAAGGACCATTCGCAACCTCCACAGCCGGCACAACCGCTGCGAGTGAGGCAACTATCGCACTAGCTGCGACGGCCTACCTCAAAGTTGTTGACGCCACGCAGTTCCGTGTCCGCGATGTGATTCGGATCAAAAACCTCTACACGACAACTGCCACCACGCCAGTGCAAACTACCGCGTGGGTCACAGCTGTTGACAACTCAACGAACGTCCTGACCATAAAGCTCATGGACTCCACGTTGGCTTCTGACACAGGTCCGAAGAATTCAAACACCACAAACAACGGCCTCTATGTCTCCGCCATTGGCACCGCTACTGGTGAAGGCGATCGCAGTCGGTCTGATGGCCGTGTAGGTGAGCCATTCAAGCTCACAAACTACACGCAAATCTTCCGGTCTGTTGTTGGTCCATTCACGGGAACAGCACTAAAAATGGGTCAGAAATACGACTCGAAGCCACTCTACCGCAAGGCTGCAAAAGACGGAGCTCTGAGGCATATGGAGCTGTTGGAAAAAGCTGCTCTTTACGGTGTGGCTCGTTCTACCACGACCACGACCATAGACGGAGATACAGTCCCTGTCCGCTACACAGGCGGCATTGAGTATTTCCTCAACCAATGGGATAAGGGTAACACGTCAAATGGTGGTGCCTTTAACTATCGCCCTAACGGCACTGATCTTACTACCGTCGACTGGCGCGACTATGACGAAAAGCGAGTCCTTCGCAGTGTCGGAAGCATCACTTCTGGTGAATGGGAAGAACTCATCCGTCGTATGTTCACCAGTCAGTCAGACAGTGGTTTTGAAAAGCTCGTGATCTGTGGCGATAAAACCCTCGCTGCCGTGAATCGCTGGGTGCAAAACAAGAGCGTTACCACTCGTGACTTGAAGACCAAAGAGGAATCTTACGGCCTTCAGATCAAGCAAGTCGACACCGTTCACGGCTCGCTCATGTTCAAAACACACCCGCTCTTCAAGGAAGACCCATCCATGCAGAACACGATGCTCGTCGTGGACATGGGAGACATCGTCTATCACTGCATGGAAGGGCGCGATACCGAGCTTCTGAAGAACCGCCAGCAACGTGACGCTGATCACCGCAAGGATGAATGGCTCACTGAGTGTGGTTTTGAAGTTCGCAACCCTAAACGTCACATGTGGATTGACGGACTGACAGAAATCCTCGCATAAACTCCTATGGCTGACTTAGCAAAATCCGCAGTGACGATTCTCGAGTCCTGGCTCGAGGTCGGCACCAACCGTCAGCTGAAGGTCCGAAGGGTGAAAGCCACCCTCTCGGGCCAAGGCGGCGGAACTGACAAAATCAACGCTTCGCTTTTCGATCTGACACGCATTTATGATTGCTCGTCTCTCGTCAAAAGTGATGACTCCCTTATGGTAACAGCTGCCCCTTCAAAAGATCAGACCCATCTGCTTTTGAAAGCCGCTGGCACCAACGCCCCTGCAAACAACGCCTCGAACGGTGACTACTACTTCACCGTCAAAGGCATCTAACCAAACACCACCATGCCAAAAACATACTTCTCTTTTGACGATGCCGAGCCCACTAAGGCTAAGGATGTCTCTGAAACAAAGCAACTCGAACCACGCACCGGCAACGCTGCATTTGAAACGGGTAACAACGAACTTATTCGTAACTCCCGTCCGCACGGCAACTTCGGCCAGTTGGGCGATCGCTCATTCGGTAGCAAGTCCAAATAACTAACCTCCAAAGGGGTCAACTAACATGACAGTCGGACAGTTAAAAACCATATCAGCTGCGTATCTCCACAAAGATCCTACAGACTTTGTCCGGGGCGGCGTTGACCTGGTGCTTGTAGCGTTAAACAACGCAAGAAGAACCGCTGAGAGGATGAATGACTTTCTGATGCAGACAGAAGTCTGTGAGTTGTTAGTTGACCCCACGGATGGTGGAAGCCTTGAGGATGCTTATCTTCGAGGGGACACGGAAGAGACTCCGGTGAAGATCAAAGACTACAAGACCTTCTACCTCACCAGTGATGACGGCGATATCCCGCTAT